GACAGTCGATTCTTTAATCTTCTACGGTCAAGCATTTTGGAAAGTCACTTCTGTTTATGCAGATGATGGACGCCCTGCCTCATTCGAGTGGATTCAAAATAACCGCGTATCCACAAAATTAGATCCATTGACCCAAGAGGTTGAGTATTACATGATTAACGGAACCAAGGTTCCAGATTCAGGTGTTGGATCACTTGTAACATTCCAAGCATTCGACCAAGGTCTATTGGTTCGCTCTCAGCGACTAATTAATGCAGCGGTAGCGGCTGAACAAGCTGCACAGACTGGTATCAGCTCGCCTCAGCCGACGGGTTATTTGAAAAATACCGGAGCTGACCTTCCTGATAATCAAATCCAAGGACTTCTCAATACTTGGAAGATGGCTCGTCAAAATCGTTCTACTGCTTACCTAACTGGAACTCTCGATTACGTTACAACGTCATATTCACCCGCTGAAATGACATATAACGATTCCATCGAAGAATTAGCGGCTCAAATCGCTCGCGCTATGAACGTGCCAGCGCACATGATTAACGCAGAGCATAACCGCTCATCTACTTACCAGAACGTACTTGATGCTCGTAAAGAGTTCATGGCTTACACACTTGCGCCTTATATCAACGCGATTGAAGACCGTCTTTCACTAGACGACCTAACTCCTCGCGGTCAGGTTGTGCGCTTTGCCGTAGATGAGACATTCCTACGAGCCAACCCTCAAGACCGCCTTGCTGTAACAGAGAAATTACTTCAGTTACAACTTATTGATCTTAATCAAGCAAAAGAGATGGAAGGACTAACCCCAGATGGAAGCCAAGAAGCTGACACACCTGACATTCAGTAGCCCAATCGAGGCTTCTGATTCACAGCGTCGCATTATTGCTGGACAGATAGTGCCTTTCGGCTCTGTCGGCAACACTTCAGTAGGTCGCGTCATTTTCGAACGCGGATCAATTCAGATTCCAGCAGCGGCAAAAATTAAGTTGCTCGCACAGCACAACACCAATGATCCGATTGGTCGCGCACAGTCATTCAAGGAAACTCAAGCCGGTATCGATGGCGTATTTAAGTTATCTGCAGCTTCTAAGGCAACCGACTATCTTCTTATGGCAAGCGAAGGACTTATCGACGGACTTTCAGTAGGCGTCGAAGTCATTTCTTCACGCGAGCAGAAGGACGGCACTCTTATTGTGACAGCGGCTATCCTCAAGGAAGTTAGCCTTGTCGAATCACCTGCATTTTCAGAGGCTCGAGTCCTCGAAGTTGTAGCGCAGGAAGCGGAAGACGATGCCGCTGAAATGGCTCTCGAAACAATGGAAGACGAGCAAATCGCAAAGATTTCTGAGGCAGTCGCCGTTCTGGAAACACTCCAGAAAGTCGAACAGGCTTTGGAAGAAACCGAAACCCAAACAGAAAGTGAGGCAACTGTGTCAGAAGATACAACAGCCGCAACAACAGAGGCAGCTGCAGCTGCAGAAGCCTCACGCCCAATCATCAAGGCTGCAGCAGCCTACGGTGATGGAACAACACGCGTTCGCCATGGAATTACATCTATGGGTCGCTACACAGAACACAAGATCAAGGCAGCTCTCGGCAACGACGAGTCACGCCAGTGGGTCGCAGCATCAGAGGATCGCGTAACTGCAGCAGCAGATTCATTCTCAACAAACCCTGCGTTCTCACCAATTCAGTACCTCTCAAACTTCGTAAGCAACACCAACTTTGGTCGTCCTGCTATCGACGCAGTATCAAAGGCAGCTCTTCCTGCTAACGGTATGACAATCAACATTCCTACACTTGTTACTTCAGCAGGTGGCGGTTCAAACGTCGCACCAACAGTCGCACAGACAGCAGAATCAGCAGCACCATCTGACACAGGTATGACTTCTTCATACACATCAGTTTCAGTGAACAAGTATGCTGGACAGCAGACAATCTCACTCGAACTCATGGAACGTTCTGATCCAATCTTCTTCGATCAGCTCGCAATCCAGTTGGAGCGCGCTTACCTTCAGGCAACTGACGCAGCACTTATCGCAATCCTCTCAGCACAGGGAACACAGGCTGCAACAGCAGCAGCAACAAGCGCAGGACTCATCTCCTACGTTTCAACTGAATCACCTGCTGCATACAAGGGTTCTTCATACTTCGCACAGAACCTCGTTGCTAACACCGACTGGTGGTCAGCACTTCTTGGATACACCGACACAACAGGTCGTCCAATCTACAACGCTTACAACTACATGAATAACGCTGGTGAATCAAAGCCAGGTTCAATCAAGGGAACAGTCCTCGGGCTCGATCTCTACGTTGATAAGAACGTTACAGCTGGTCTCGTTGACGAGTCAGCATTCATCATCGCACCTGAGACAGTTCTCTGGATGGAATCACCAGAAGCATTCTTCTCAGTTAACGTTGTTAACTCAATGTCTGTTAACACAGCAATCTACGGCTACGCAGCGGGTAAGGTTCTTATCCCAGCAGGTGTCCGTCGCTTTAACCTCACATAAGCAAGAGGTAACTAAGTACGCCGACGGGCGGGGCAGAGCCCTTCCCCGCCCGTTCGGTCTTTAGAAAGGAATATAAATGGCAGCAACATACGTCACAGTCGCACAGCTTCGCTCTGTCCTTGGCGTCGGCACTTTATATTCTGATGCAGATTTAGAGTCTGCTTGCCAAACAGCGCAAGACATTCTTAACCAATATCTTTGGTTCAACCAATATCCGGTAATCGGATCAACAATTCAGAACAACGTCGCTACTGTCGTGCTATCAGCCGCAGTCGACTTTACTGCTGGTCAATCAGTAACTTTTGCTGGTTGCGGTTCAAACATCAATGGAACCCAGACAATTACAGCAACGTATCCATGGAGCCAAGGCTCTGGAACATTCCCATTCTTTACTTACTACTTCCCATATAACTATTACTCATTCCCACGCGGTTACTCGATGCTTCAATTCTCGACTAACCAGTCAAACCAGAATTATCAGCTTATCGTTCCTTACGGCACAGCTTCCGGAGCCGATACAAAGACCACAGGCTATGCTGCAACCCCAGCAATTAACCAAGCGGCTCTCATGCTTGCAGTTGACGTCTGGCAAGCTCGTCAAGCACCTTCTAGCGGTGGAGTCTCCGTCGATGGCGTAACTCCATCTCCTTATCGTCTCGGTAACACAATGCTTGCCAAGGTTCGCGGTCTTATTGCTCCGTACATGAACCCTCGAGCGATGGTTGGCTAATGACAGTACCTGCAGTATCTACCCTTCGTCAGACGCTTGCGACTGCACTAACAGCCAATACGACTTATCAAGTATTTGCCTATCCACCTGCAACTATTCAGGCTAACTCAGTTGTCATCATTCCTGATGATCCATACTTGGAGCCTTCCAACGATTCATGGGCGACAGTCGGTCCTACAGCCAACTTTAAGTTGCTTATCACAGTTCCATTATTCGATAACCAAGGCAACCTTCAGGGCATCGAAGGCGCAGTTGTCACAATGTTTAATGCGCTATACGCGGCAACCACAAACGACACAATTTCATACAACGTGGGAACCGTATCCCAACCACAAGTTCTCTCAGTGGCTTCAGGTGATCTCCTAAGCTGCGAGATGGCAATATCCCTAGTAACCAGTTGGAGCTAACATGACCGATATGAATGAATGGTTGAAAGACCAAGCAGACTTCCTGACCAAAATCGGTCAGGTTGAAAAGCCAGCCACAAAAACAAAGAAAGACGAGGAATAACCTAAATGGCAGTATTTCTAAATAATGGCGTTGGAGTAAAGGTTAATTCTGTTGACCTTTCTGATCACGTCAATAACATTACTCTTAACCGCAACTTCGATGAACTCGAAGTAACAGCGATGGGTGACTCAGGACACAAGTTCATCAAGGGTCTTGAAGCATCATCTATCACACTCGACTTCCTCAACGACACAGCAACAGCGTCTGTCCTTCAGACACTTCAAGCTGCATGGGGAACAAACGTCACCGTAGTTCTTCTACAGAACAAGGGAACTGCTGTCTCAGCGACAAACCCTCTTTACACAATGACTGCACTTATCAACGGAACTACCGACATTAACGGTGCTACCGGTGATCTCTCAACACAGTCAGTAACTTGGTACTTCTCTGGTACTGTAGCAGTCGCCACAACAGGCAAGATCGGAAGAGCACACGTCTGAACTCCAGTCACCGATGTATCTCGTATGCCGTCTTCTGCTTGAAAACAACACACCAGTCCACTATCGACACTGACACGCTAACCCAGACACCTACCACCACAACGCCCACAAGACCAAACACAACTATGTCCCTACTTAACAAC